CTTTTGCCCTCACCTGTGTCCGCAGGTGGTTTAACATTTGCAGCTAAATCTTGAAAATGTTGAAAAGCTCTTGCAACCTCTGCAATGTTATCTGAGTCTAACATCAACTCTTGCATCTTAGAGTACGTGATATTCTTAGACTCTTTCCGAAGCATCAAGAATCCGACCCTCGCTAATCCATCAGAAGTATTAAGAACATTCAACCCATCATCATCGTGCCAGTTTATTCCCATTGCTGTTCTCAATGCAATAGAAATTGTTTCAGCTCTTTCTTCTTTTGTTAAATCAGATACTGCTAACCTAGCAAGACTAATAAATCTAGCACGTATCCATTCGGTTAATTCAATAAAATCCCTTTCACCAGGGGAGACAGCCAAATAATCCTGTCCACCTAAGTGAATTGAAAGAGGAGCATCTGTGAGAATTGCTTCTTCTATCTGGTCCAACTCTTCTTGTGACTTTTTTTCTTCCGACATCTTTACTTTATACTCCTAATGTGAAAGGCCACCTTAGTAGGAACTTAGGATCAGTGATATTACCTTCCTGTGCAACACCAGAATTAAACGCACCTGTAAATCCTTGCATCTTAAGGTTAACGGTCTGTTCAATCACATTAGCTGTTTCAGGATCAACTAAGAGATCACTAACTCCGTCAATTCTTGCAAAATTAATAGCCCAAAACTCTGTCGCATTGACGTATATTTTGATTTTTACATCAGCACCAATAGGGCGAATTACTCCGGTAACTGGTAAAAACAAAAGACCCATGTGGTTATGATCCTCAAGAATATCAAGATCAAAATCAATCGGTCCTCGAAGACGCTCTGTATAGCAAAACTTGCTAAACGAATCATATGAGCTAGAGTTCACCACAACCGGATTTTCCGCTCTAACTGTCCAAGTGACACTTGAAATATTTAACCACTCTTGATAGTCATTAAATCCTGGTAAGAAATATTTTAATTTCAAACCACACACAGCTGGGGGGTTAGGAATAGAGGTGTCTTGAAAAAGACCTGTACCTTCAAACAAGCCACCATTAGCTTCAAACGAAGTTGTAATCTGTGGAACCTCGTTATCTCTCCAATTCCATCGAATACTAACTTCGCTTACTCTAGAGTCTCCTGAATATATCTTACCTACACTTCCTGGTACACTCGATGTTGGAGCAGTATATCCAATAAAACTAATCCAATCTCCTGGCCAAAATCTAGGAGTTAAACCCCATTGTTCAAAGGACCCATTCCAATCCTGAACCCCGGCAACTCTTCCTGTACCTAAACGTGTATTACTAGCTCTATATGTAGGAGCAGATCGGGTCTCTGTAACTCTCCAATTTCTCACATCACCACTAACAGCTTGAGTTACTTGAGGTCCACTACCAGGGGTACTTACACCAGCCGTGGTAACTGAACCATTAGCACCTGAATACTCTGGCATCTTAATCTCCTGATTATTAGTTTACGTTGAAACTGTCTTCGCTGATGTTCTTTAAGGAGGAGGGGGAGGGGGAGGTATCTTAAGAGTCTCTTGAGCAAATCTCATATGAACTTCTACATTCCAAAGAATAGTCCATCCTCTAATACCTCTTTCTGAAACTTCTACTGATCCAGGAGGTAAGTCTACCCCTTCTGCAAAAAGCAATTGTATTACAAAGGGAGTACCTTCCCATGTCAAAGCACATAGAACTTTATCCCAATCAGCTAATGCTCTAAACAACTCCCAAGATACCTGATTAGCTACCTTATTAAGTCTAGGGTCGCCAGTGGTAAACTGCCAGGAATACATTTTACTGATACTGACAGATGAAGAACTAACTTTAAAGTTCCCACCAAAGGAATCAGACGTTAGAATTAATTCAGGAGTATCACCTGTCGTTATGTTTCGCTTTGCCCCGAGTCTTTGAGGATCAAACTTTTCTTTGTTTCCAGGATTAAGCCAGGTCTCTAGTGTAAGATTCCTCTCTGCCATATCCCACAGAGCATCATATACGAGATTGAACGGGTTTTCTATTTCAAGTGGTAGGGGTGTAGGCATTATTTATTCTTTGCAAGTACTTCTCTTACTACCTTAGACATTGTCCTAACCATTGAACGATCTTGACTAGTTGAAACATCAGGAACTATTATACGCTGCGGGAGTTTTCCACCTCCTCTAGCATGTATTGATGCTAACTCTCTTATTGTCTTTTTTGATCTAGGGTGCCTTTTCCCAGTGCCTCGTCCAGCGTATCCGATTTGAACACTCTTTCTCCAAACTCGATAATTCAAAGCATTGTAAAGAGCATCACCTTCTCTTAAAATAGCATCAGGGTTAGTTGCTATTTTTCTAGAGCGTTTACTATCTTTTGTTTCCTGTGCTAGATCAGGCCATTCCCCGCCGCCAGCGGACATCTTACGGTATCTTTTTCTAAGAAAAATAACGTGCTTTCTACCAATCCTATCAAGTCCTTCTTCTCTTGTACTTTGTTCTAAATCTTTTTGAATACTCCTTATTCTAGCAATGACTCCGTCTATCTTCATATCTATTTTAAAAACTATCTTAGGCATGATAAAAACCTCCTCCACTACCCCCAAGGAAAAGTCCAAAACCTCGAAAGGTAGTGGAGAAGAGAAGCAAGCCGCCCTTGTCGGAGAAACAAGCGAAAGTTACGCAGGAACAGTTGCGGGAATATTAGTCGCCGTGGCTTCAATCAAAGAACGTGGGCGAGTGCAGACATGAAGAACATTGTGTTGCGTGAACAACTCAACTCCTTCGTCATAATCAAGACGACGCTGCTTAGCATACATCTTTTTTCCCGGAGTATGCACAGTCTCCAAGAAATTCGCAGGAGCCATAATACTCTGGAAAAGATCCCTTACACCTGTTGCAATGAAGTGACACTTGTTGTCTGCAACAAACGTAACGTCTCCAATCACGCCACGGTAATTGATCCAGAAAATGTTAGCAAATGGAAAGCCGTTCATGTTCGCAGCATATTCTGAACCAGATTGAAGTTGACGCAGGTAAGACCCAGCTGAACCATCGGAACCGATCCAACGAGTAAAAGCATCGGTAACATTGGCATGTGAAACAAGAGAATCAAAGAAACGATCTCCACAAATACCAATAATACCCGTGTATGCGGTTTGTCCCAACGCCGTCGCCATAAGCCTATGAGTCGCTTGAGCATTCAACTTCATATCATCATTACCAGCACCCATATCATACGTTTGGGTTTGCTGGGTTGTGCCAAACTCTGTGAATAGGTCATAGATAGTTGTGGAGTTATCCCCATCAACAATCGTCCCTTTGATAGCACCCAAACGACCGAATTCGAGAGACGTTTCGTGATTTTCACGCATCCCTTCTAAATTCGTATTTACAACATCAGCAACGCCCTCTAGTTCACTTTCAGAACCGAAAGCCCTGATCCCCTGAATATCGTCCGCAAGAATAGTTTGAATTTGCGGATAATGGGGAACTCTCAAATCCCGAATCGTTCGGATAGGTTGAGAGCGTGCGTTAGTTTTATCACCACGAGCCGCTGAAACTAGCAAGGCTAAAGTTCCTTGCTTATCTTCAACTGCGGCTGTAAGTGTACGAATTGGTACGTCCCTGAATAGATTCAGAGACCCTAAAAGTTTCGGTTGATGCGGGACCTTATTAAGAGCCGCAGTCAAACTGAACATTGAAAACGCGTTAGAATCAAAGATGTTAATAGCTGCCATTGCGACCTCCGTTGTTTCCTAAAACATAAAAAACTGGGGAGTAAGAGTACGTACGTACGCGCCTACTGGTGTTGAAGTAAACGAGTAAGAGCCTACTCCCCAGTCGAGAGAGTTATGTAGCCTGCGTAGTAGATTTAGTAGGTTCAGCAATAACTTTAAGGTCAATTGCTGCCGCAGCCGTAGCAAGAACAACAGTACTAAATGCAACCGCAGTCGCATCCTTAGCAGGAAACTTATTAGAGTTAACTACTCCTGGTCCTGCATTAATGATAACATATTTATCAACTACCGCAGTGACGCCTGTTGTAGCCGCAAGGCCAACAATAGCCTTTCCAGACACGATAAATGCAATAACATTTGCAGTAGCATCCGATTCAAGAACGAGCTTATAAAGACCCACACCTGTACCAGCTTTCAAAGGATAGCCAACAACCTCAGCTAGAGCTTGAATAGACGCAGTAGCGTTTTCAATTCGTCCGCTAACCAAGTTTTTGGCCGATGACTCCATGTGCAACAGAAAGTCACCACCGCGATTAGTAATCGTCTTTGTGGTCATAGTTTTCTTTCCTCTAGAGAATAAGTCCGGTTAAATTGTTCAGTTACTTAGAAGGGATACGATCAGCCAAAAGATTCGGGTCATCCGCAGTACCTTTAAGCTTTTCGGCGTCCGTTTTAGACAATGTAAGAGTTTGTGGACCCGTCGTCCCACCTAACGCAACGACATCATTCTTTGCCATGATATCAATAAAGGTATCAAAACCATCATTATGATTCTGAGACAGAACCAATGAAACCCCCTCTTTCGTGCAAAACTGATCAAGCAGAAGCTGCTTGACTACTGGGGAAATCCTAGACCCTTGCACCAATTGAGAGAGCTTCAGTTCTCTATTCTCTCCAATCATCTTAACCATTGCATCACTAACAGGCATCGGAGCAGCTTTAGGGGGGTTCGCCGTCTTGTAGCCTTCAAAAGAAAGCTTCAAGACATCTCGCTCACTTTCAGCGTTCTCTAATGCAGCTAGCCTAGTCTTCATTCCTTTGACTTCAGACAAAATCGCCGTAGACGCATCCTCTTCTGTACTCTTGTCCGAGAGCTTAAGGCCGATACCACCGGCCAATTCCAAAATCTTCACCATTGTTTCATCCTCATTCGGGGGTTTTGAAAAACTGGCCGCTATAGGAGTATAGCCGTCAAGTTTCGTTACCACTGGGTAACTAGTTACAGCCACATGCCTAATAGGATAGACATGCTCTACTTTACGAGAATCCTTATACTTCGCTGGAGAGTAAAGACTTACTTGATTCTTAAGTCCAACCTCCGCAGACTTAGCATCAACAAACTTCATCTTAACAAAGAGACCATCTCGTCCACGAGAATCTTTTTTAACTGAAGCATCAACAATAGAGCCTAATCTTGCCTCAGGAGCTTCCGAGTGTTCGCTAGTAATTGGTATCTCTATTTCAGCCTTACCAAACTCTTTTACTTTTCCCGCCCAATGCTCTAAGGTAGCTTTATCCGTGCTAAAAGAGAAATCTTCTTTAGTGAACTCCCCAGGATACATGATTTCTTTTTCATACGTAAAGGCATCAAACACCTTCATCGTGTCTAAATCATCCATCCCACCAAGAACTAATGCCTCTGTAGCCTTTACAGGCTGCCGATAAACCTCTGTTCCTCTAGCAGTAGCTTGTGCTTTATTTGCTCCATCTAACGAGACAAATAAAGGTACAGCACGTTCCAAGAAATCACTAAGAGATTCATTTGGTTTTACAGAAGGCATTATTCTTTCCTATAGCTTAAATCCATTAAACCAAGTAGGTTCAACTAGAAGAGTAGTGGTCGATTGACTAAGTGGTATATTGAAAGGTGCAGCCCCACCAACTCGGACTTTAGTAAGTTTCAATTGCCCTTTGAATATTTGAGCAATCATTGTATCTGCATTTTTACGCTGCTGTGCAATCATGTCTGCTGATTCAGAATCCACAACTCTTCGCGTATCATACAGTATTACACCTGTAATAGATGACGACAAATACTGTATAAGAAGTTCAACTGGGTCTAATACATCACTTCTGACGCCAAATGGTGGAGCATATGGACCTTCCCTAAATCGACCATCAATAAGGGCTTTAGCCATGCTAGCAGCCCAGTCGATCCTAGTAGCATTTTTTGTTCCAGTATTAGTAGCGTCAGACCAACTATCTACAGACTCTTGGCCAAAGACGTTATATACGTCTGCTTCATTGCAATAGTAGTTACCATCTGCCACAAGTATCTCCAGTTACGTAGACTGCGTTGAAGCCCTACCAAGACCTTTTACGGCTCTAACAGCTTTTTCTTTTGCTGTTTCCTCTTTAGGTTTAGATACAGGTTCAGGAATTACTGCTTCCTTCCTGCCTGCAACAGCTTCTTCCAAGGAGTCTATTAAATCTTGTCTGACTCTATTAAGATTCCTACTTCGACAAATATGACGAAGAATATCTTCTACAGTTCTAAGTCTCGTTTCCAGATCCACTGTTTCCACCTCCAAAAGGCTGAACGGGTTCAGGCTCAGGTATTATTAGCTGTTCGACTCCAGGCTGCAATGGAACTCCTAATTCCTCAGTAACAGCCCGTACATCAATAAGTTCTGACATTCCTCTTAAAGCATCGCCATCCTGCAATAATCTACTAAATGCCTCTCTTAACAGAGAGAATCTAGCATCAATGAGAGGACTAACTTGAAGACACATTGAATCTTCAAATTCCTCACCGTAGTTGAATCGAAGAAAAGAATTAACAGGACCGCTATTAATTTGATCTACTATTAATCTATGCTTCCTATCAATATTAGCTATTGCAGCGTCTGCATGTGTTTCTGCGTCTGCCTTAGTGCCAAACTTAGCTTCCAGAATAGCACGTTCGGGTATACCAAAAGCACGGACTTTAAGATTATCCAAGTACTTCAAACGATCAGTAAATTGAGCATTGACATTGCTGCCTGCTGAAAGAAGTTCAATTCGCCACTTACCCTTTACGCTCTTATCAATATCATCATCCATCCACTCTTGAACTTCATCAGGAACGGCAGTTGACCCATTAGCTTCTAAAGTACTCAATACAATCTTTGCAATTTCGTCATTACTCTTTGTAGTTTTTGTTTCGCCAGGAAGACCGAAAGGTGTTTCTCCTACGGGATAGTAAATAATCCAATGAGCACCTGCAATTTTTAGGTCAAAAGCATTTGCAGATTTATTAACATCCAACCAATTCTGTTGGGTTGAATGAGCTTTAGCTAAAGAACTAACTCCGTACCAATCAGTGCCTTCAACTTCTAGATTAAAATTCAAAGACTGATTTGGACCTATAATGCTTAAGTCAGGTAATCCAACAGGGGCATTAATAAACCCGTAGAACTTACCCGTATCCATATAAACTAAGATTTCAGTCCATTCATGGAGAAGCTGTTTAAACCACATAGGAGAAACTCTCCCATTGTGGTCTAATCCCCATACTACTTCAAAAGGTGCCCAACCTCTATCCATGCAGCCAAAGAAAGCATCTTGAATCAAATTCAATCTATGAGGAAAGAATGCCTGTTGAAGTGCTTCTTTCGCTCCTTCAGGTGCCTCTTCTTTTTCTTCTACTGTCCAAGGGGTTGCAATAGCTGGAGAGATTATAAGCTCTCTAACCAATGTAATTGTAGGATCTAACTTAAGTTGTCGTACTTGAGCTTCAGTTAACCTATACCAAGCATTCTTAACCAATCGAGAATCGGTTAATGGAATATCCCTAGTTTGAGGCCCAGTTACAGATACTGCACCAGAAGGTTCGACTAGCTGGATATTTGAAAATCCAGACAAGCTATTCCTAGATACAAGAGGTTCTAGGGTACTAGCTATGCCTTGAATTTCTGGTACAATATCAACCATCTTAGACTACCTCTTCTAGTTTCCGACTGCCTGTATTTGATGCTTCTGGAATATCTGCAAGAGTAATCTTTAGAAGAGCGCCAGTACCTCCACCAAAGTTAGTAAACCTACAACTTAAACCAGGGGCTAGTGAAACTATTGCAGAACCAGCTACTGTAATATAACCGGGATCACCAGTTACAGCAGTTGGAACCCAGTTTGTACCATCATTATACTCAATTGCAATCTCTTCAGCAGCAAAAGTACCTGAAACTCCCATAATGGCCTCACGACCCACCCATGTGAACGCAGTTACTAACGGAAAAAGTTGTGGAGGTCTTACTGCCATTTAAGGGCTCCTTATAGCAAGACAATAATTAGCATGATCATACCCAAAAAGAGGGCTTTTGAAGTTTTTCGTGTTAAAAGAGAAGTAGCTTCTCTAGTGAGCTTTAAGGAGGAAATATCCTGATCATCAAGATCAGGACCAATCATAACCTCAGTCCCGCCAATCATCAGAACATTTCCATTTATTGCAACTAAAGCCATTTGAATTCCTCCCTCTACTTAGCTACGCCGCTACCAATCAACCCCTTTACTTCAGTAACAAGTTCTTCGATTGTGCTGTCCGGGAAAGAAGTATTGGCTTTCAGCTTCTTCATCCTATCCTGCGTAATAATTGCCATTGCAATCAAAATACGACGAAGAGATTCGTCAGTATCCACTCTTTCAATAGTTTCTGCCTTAATACGTTCTTCAGGGTCATCTGCTGTGATCTCCGCAGCTGACATTACAGAATGTGTAACATCTTCCCACATAAAACTAACTTCAGGTGGTCCAGGATGGACAACTTGTTTACCTGTAGGCCAAGCTGGCATATCTGCTGCAATATACCCACCAGCTAAACCCCTGCCAGTATTACCAGGAGGTGTTTGTTGTCCCGGAGACAGTTTGAACTTAAACATTGTCATTTGATTTCTCCACATAGCCAAGGGTGGTTAATTTTGATATTTCAGTCGAAAGACCTCTTTGTCCTGCAAATGCTGCTGGGCAATCTTTATACTTCTTATACATTCTACGAAGAAACGAACATTCCCACGCATTGAAATCTGCCGGAACCACTTCATTTCCAATCTCGGCATGTGCTCGAAGCTTCTTTTCGCTCTCTGCTAAAAATCCTTCAATATCCAACTGTGCCATGTTAGAAGGAATACCGAGATTCTGAAAATAGATAAAGTTGCCATTATCCGTCACATTCCCTCGTGATCTAGCTGCACAAAGAGCTTGAGAGAACGCTTGGATAATATGAAATTCAGGTTCTTCGTCTTCTTCATCCTGTTCGGTAATTTGGTAATCTGGACCTTTACCGAGTTGTTCTCTAATTTTAACTTCTAAAGCATGTAAGTCTTCGTAGCGTTTAGTTAACTTACGTACTGCACCCGCAAGATAGATATCTCCGTCATAAATCTCTGATTCAAGCTTGGCAGCTTCAATGTCTAATATCTGTGCCTCTAATTCAAAGATGTCGGCCTGCCCATTTGCATCTGCTTCTCTCTTTATCCGTGCTTTCTCGCGAAACAACTCAATACGTACAAGGGACTTTTTCTTTTTAATCACACCTGATCTAATCGCCGTCTCTGTATGGAAGATATCCCCTAGTGCTTGCCGCCGACTACGCATAAAAGTCAGTCCGCCCAGAGGAGCTGTATTATCCAGCATCGTACTCTGAAACTGTGTGTGACTTTTGCCAATATTCGCAATAGACTTAAAAGCAGCTAGTCTGTGTTTCGAGATGTATTCTAACATCGGAGCATATTGCTTCGACGCAGAAAGTTGTTTCAAGTCTTCGATTGGGATTAAGTTGTTCATGCACCTAGTCCACCATTAACATCTGAGAATCCAGCACCGTCATACCCTGTTTCAGCCATCTCTCCAAAAGCCGTTGCGTTTCCTGTAGAAGCAATAGTCACGTACTCAATCTCATCGTACCAACCATCAGTTCCCCCTCCCCAAATAGCTCGCACACTATTTGAGGAAGCTATCCAACCGTTAGCATTATCTATTGTATCTCCAAAGTCCGTAGCATTTCCTATAGAAGCGATGGTTACATATTCAATAACATTAATTGCTCCTGAGATATTTCCACCCATGCTGATACCACGAGTTACGCTTCCACAACCGTGGGACATAAATTTAGCAGCAGTCAAGTCTCCAAAATCAGTTGCGTTTCCTGTGGAAGCGATTGTGATATATTCAATTTCATTGTGTGTTCCATTATCGTAGCCTCCTGACGAACACCCTCTGGTGTCACTGGAATATCCCGCGTTTGCATAAATATCTAAAGCAGAATCCCCAAAATCAAGAGAATTAGCCAGCGTTTGAATCTCTATGTATTGAATTCTATTTTGTGGAGTATTTGCATTTCCAAACAGGATTCCACGAGTCGGAGAATTAAACCCAGTTCCTTCGCGATGAATTTCGAGCAAATCCCCAAAGTCTGTCATATCTCCAGTAGTTGCAATAGTGATGTATTCGATAATATTTTGCATCGTCTGACTTGAATTATTGCCACCCATTGAAAGCCCACGAGTAGCATCGGCACATCCCTCATTTTTATTTCTGCCAGACGAAAGATCCCCAAAATCAGTCCCATCTCCTGTAGTGCTTATTTCGACGTAATCTATTCTAGTTGAATAGTAAGCTGGTGAACCAAATGAGTTGTATCTACCAGCGAAGATCCCACGATCAATGCCTACAGCACCACCGGCACTAGGATTCGTAATTATGATCATTCCAACGAATGGGATTATCATGGCAGTCGGAATCCTAAGGTGACCCACAGCCCATTGGCTGCCGTTGTGTGAACTGCATCGACGTCAACTCGCAGCATATCGTTCTCTGCCACGTCATCATTCGCCGCATCGATCACTGCCGCTGCGGCTGCCGTGTCGGAACCAGTTTCCGCTGAATCGATTGTGATTTTCGTCGTCAGCATGTCCGCGGCTTGCGTGACGTTGTAGATCTGGACGTCCATCGTTCCCGTAGTGCCGGCCGTGATACACTCTGCGTGAACCTCGACAAGGTCCATACCGTTAAACTCTTCCGGGATGTGCAGGTAACCAACGTCTCCCGCGCCGTCGCCAGTCGCACAATCAGTCGTCGCGTTGAACGGTACGATCTGTACGTAGCGGACACCGGCACCAGCACCGACTAGCTTGATCGAACCCGTGCCGTGCGGGGTTATGACAATGTCGCCATTACCGGCCGTTGTGGAAATGTCGAGTTGTCCCGTCGTCGTCGTAAGCGTCTGTGCGCCAGTAAAAGTCAGTGTTCCTCCGAGAGTCGCCCCGCCTGTGGTCGTAAGGAGATTTGCCCCGAAGTCCCACAGGCTTCCGCTGTCGTCGTAGTGAAGCTCAACGCCAGCTGTCGCGCGCAACTCAATGTCATTGGCTTTAGTTGCGTGCGTGTCTCCGTAGAGGAGGATATTTCCACCGAGTGCATTCGTGGTCGATGGCGAGATGTATAAAGCGCCGTCCGTATCACCGCCACGAATTTCCGGATTGGCCTGACTGAAGACAACGTCTGCCCCGGCGATCACGGTACCAGTCGACGTGCCAGCCAGGGTGATTGTCCCCGTGCCTTTGGCGTCAATCGTTAAATCTTCGTCAGTCCCGCTGCTGAGTGCCGCTAAGGCGACACCTGAAGTCGCTGCATTCCCCGTGACCTTAATGCCTGTCACGCACGTGCCGGCAACTGTGTCGATCGTCAGCGTGGGGTCTGTCGTGCCATTGGGACCGACTGTCAGCGCAGTCGCGCTGGCCACATTGACCGGAAAGGCGGTGCTGGCTCCCAGAGCCATAATCGAGGACAGCGCAACCTTACCGCCGGTCCCTCCCGTATCCTGAACGGCAATGAAGTCAGCCAGGTCGGCGGTATGGGTAGAGAGATCCTTAATGTCGGTTGGCATCGCGTTTCCCTTTATGGAGCCCAGGCGGCGCCGATTGCAAATGGACCTGAATTATCGAGCGTTGTTACGCCAACGGTTGGGGTCCCTGAAACATCCGCCACACTGTCAACGTAGAATTTCGTATTGGCCGCGGCGTCACGGTCGACAGCCAACGCAACTCCGTAATACTGTCCGGCCGCTAACTGCGCGACTCCGGTGACCTCGACGATGGTCGAGCCGCCGCCACGAGCAATAAAGTGCAACTCCCCGGTCGCGAGGATGTCCCACAGCCAGTAGTTGTCCGCGTCCTGGTACTTGCTGGCGATCGAATGCACGACCGAAGCGGCGTCCCGGTACACGTGGGCGTTGATCAGGAAATCGGCGATTCCGAGGTCGTAATCCGGGTCGTCAGCTATCGACAGACTCTCCAAGTTCGCTGCCGTGAACTGTCTGGCGCCACCTGTTTGAACCGTGGTATCGGCTCGCGACCAAATCGTCAGAGTGCTGCCTGGCACCTTGTCTGGCGTCAGCCGGGAGGTTGCGACCCCAGCGCCTAATGTGGTGATCAAACCTGGATCTCCTGGTATGTGATACTTCCACCCACCTGGACCGCTGCGTCCAGCAGCAAGTGCAACGCTTTTCCCGACGCGGTCTGATTCCACCCGCCACCGTTGAACGGCAGGACAATACCGCCGTACGCCGGCAGAGTAAGGGGTCCAATCAGGTCCACTCCGTCTTCGTCTTCCAGCGTTGCGACCGCATCCCCGGCAGTGATCAGATTGAAAGCCAGGATTCTGATGCTGCGGCTTGTGACCAGAGCCACAATGGCCGTCGAATCAGCCGTGGCCTTGGCGACTACGGCATGCTTAATTGGTCCCGCGGCGTCTGTCAGCATTTCTGAAACTCCACAAAAAAAGCCCACACTCTCCCTGTTGGAACTGGGAAAGTGGGGCTCGGTAGCGAGTACCCGGTACGGGTTTGCTCAAATTCTACCCCAACACACGGCAATCTGTCGAGATTCCGGCATACCTGTCTTGCTTACGGAACACACTCCAGATATCACTTAGTGAGAAAGCCACTATCTTGCACTGAGGGAGAAAACGATGGGCGCATCCTTTAATAAGGTGATTCTGCTCGGGAATATCACGAGAGACATCGAGCTGAAGTACCTCCAGAGCGGCACTGCCGTCACCGAGATCGGGATGGCGATAAACAGTCGAATCAAGGGCAAAGACGGAAACTGGATCGACGACGTCACTTTTGTGGACGTCACCCTCTGGGGCAGGGTCGCCGAGGTGGCGAGTCAATATCTCGGCAAGGGGTCTCAGGTTCTCATCGACGGTCGACTCAAGCTGGACCAATGGGAGAAGGACGGCCAGAAGAGGCAAAAGTTAAAGGTCGTCGGGGAGAGGCTGCAGATGCTGGGCGGGGGACCGGAAAAGCAGGCGGACTCTGGGGAGAGCGAACCGGCAGGGCAGCAACACGACAGTGCACCGCAAGGTGACGACGAAACGCCGTTTTAAGGGGTTGGGGGGATGGCAAAGCTGACGGCCAAACAGCGGCAGATGTACCGGGAGTTCACCTGCGAGCACACGTTCTGCTGGGCGTGCGGAGTGGAACCAGGGCAATGTCATCTGCTCATGTCCCCTGACTATTGGAGACACCTAGAGTGCGCGCACATAATCGGCGGTTCCGGGCGAGTTGCCGACCGTCGGGCGATCTGCCGGCTTTGCAAGCTTTGCCACGATTTGAACCACGGATGTCGGATTGTGGTCGACGGCAAGGCTCTTCCGAATTTGAAACTTAGCCACATGCTGTGGCTCAAGCACAGGCACGACGGACCTGTCGATCGGAAGTTTCTGACATCACTCTCCGTGTCGGCGATACTTCCGCGTTCGGCGCCACCGCCGAAATGGTTTAAGGATTCGTACACCACGATCAGAGGGGTTTACTGATGCCAAGGAGAAGTATTGCGACCGCAAGTTGCTTGAGATGCAGATTTTCGGATAGTCAAGATTTTGGATTACGTTGCCTCCGTTTCCCTCCGTCAGTTATTGAAGGACTGGATGAAAGCAGCGGAGACAAACTAATTATCAGCGCTTTCCCTGGAGTGCAGGACGACTGGAAATGCTACGAGTTCGACCCCAGCGACGTCGAACCAGAAACCGAAACACAACCTCCGGAGTGGTAAATAATGTGAAGTCACGTCGAGAATCTGGATTCAGGTATCAGAGCAATACGGATCTACGGCGTTGATCTGGAGAACTGCCGACGACCATGAGCTGCATTTAGGAATCGACGACAACGCCACCCAAGGGGATGTTCTCAAGCTGTGTACCGCGTTAGGGGTGACAGTCGACCGACCGACGCATCTGTAGGTTTTTTTCCGCCCTTGGGGTCAGATGGTGTCCTGAAACTCCGGTATCCGTCCAGGAAGTGCTCTGATTTCCAGTGCGCGGGATCGAACGGATTACTGTCCGGTGGGTCGCCGCGCCTCTTACATTCCCACCCCAGGCCAAACGCGCATCTGACTTCATCGCGAATCACTGGTCAACCTCCAGGAGTTTTTCCGCTAAAATAGCGTCTCGACATTGAATACTTTCCAATAAAAAAGGGTACCCAAATGGGAATCAAAGGACAAATCCTTGACGCGGCGGATGTGTTAACCGACAAACTCGCGAAGTCCGGCCTTTCCGACCAGGAAAAGTTCGAACTCATAGAGGAAATCGGAAAACGGGTGTGCGGAGTATTACCGGAATTGCCAGAAGTCGAGAAGGTGGACAATGCCAGCACGGCGGATGTTGGGGTCGAAGTGGAGACCGAACCGATAGACGCCGCCTGGGAGGGTCCTGCAGAAGAGGACCCGGAGCCGGAGGACGGTTTCTCGGAGGACTCCGAGTACTGTCCGACAGTCGACATAGCCGAAGAGGAGCCTCCAGCGAAGCTCTGAATTGCCAGTTTTGGGAAATGATGGCCGCGGCGAGCCAATTGAATCGCCGACGGTAAGAAGATAGGATGAGAATCCCTAACGACGGCACCGTTTGGTACCTAGACCCCTCTGGTGTCATAGCCGGGGGGGTCTTTCCGTATGGTGATGATGGGTGCGTGGACCAAATCCACGACTGTCAACGGTCGTCAGCAAGGTTGCTGGGAGCCTTAAGAAAATCCCTAGACGGAGGTGACGCAGAGCCTCCACGAAAATCTGCGTTTTTCAAAAAGGAGCTGGACAATGGCAACGATTGTGGAACATGGTCACGACATCTCTGGGACGCCTGTCACAAGGCCAACGGCGACCAACGTGGAACCTGGACAGCGTTTCTACGACATCCGGAGCCGTCAGTATTTCGTGTCCGACGGAACTAATTGGATCGGCCAGGGCGCGGAGGGCTTTAGTGACCGAGTCATCCTTGACTGGAGAGCCGGACAGCGAGGAAAGCCTGGCCTGAACGCTGACGTCCTGAGCACCACAGAGGCGGTTCGCGAGATTGCCGATCCGGATTTTGAGATTCTCGGAACCAACGCAACCTCGTCTTTGTGCACGTATAACGCCGAGGGTGGACTCACGCTCACGACGGCCGGCGCGGACGGGGACGGGGAATTCCTTGTTCCACATCTGGACGCCAACCAGAGCCCCTGGACTCAGTTCACATGGGGGACCGACAAGGAAACCGCTTGGTCCTGTTCCTTCGAGACCGGCGCCGACATCACAAACATCATCGTTTGGGCTGGCCTGAAGCTGACCAATACCGATGTTGTAGTGACTGATGCGGATCAGGTGTTTGTTCGCTTCGAGGATGACGTCGCCGCCGGTATTTTTCAGGTGATCAGCTCGATCGGAGGGACGGACACAACCACCGCCAGCACCATCACGGTGGCCGTCTCGACGACGTACAAAATCGTCATTTCGATTGATTCCGCGCGATTGGCTCGCGTGTACATCAATGGCGCCTTGATTTACACGACGACGGCTTTGACGACCGCTGTCGACTTTATTCCGTACATTTGCGTCGAAGCGGATGGCGCGGCGGAAGCCAAGGCGCTGACGATTTACGGACAATCGATTTCACGCGATGTTGGGTAATCTGGCCAAAATACCGTGGAACTGTGATAATCGGTTTCATCGGTACTCTTAAATAAGAGCCCGTTCGTTCTGCGGACGGGCTTTTTTTGTTGATGCGGCGCGGACCCGACATGGCAACAGAACCAGAACTCAGCTTCGGCGGGCTCCCTCTCCTCCACGACCAAGATCACGGCGCCCAGGACTTCTTCGACCAGTATCACCCGATTAACGGGATGATTACAGAGATTGAGGAATCTCTTCACCGGACGAACTCTCGAACCGGTGGCCGCGGGGACGCCTACGTCGGCCTGCCTCTCCCGAATTACCCCAAGGTTCCGCCGCTGCGAGTCAACCAGCTGTATTGGCCGACCGGCGCGGCGCGCTGGGCACGCGGGTATTTTCTTTGTGATTTTGAGGTTTTTACCACACTGTCGCTTGGCATTGATCAACCAAGGGAGTTTAAGGCGGTTGTTTCAGACGAGCAATCGTTCGTCGCGGAGATGTATGCGTTACATCCTCGCACAGTATCAAACACTCGTAAATCCAAAGAAAATCTGTATCTCGTTCCGTTAGTAGATGAACGGTATTTTTGGCAGTTTCGTAATTTCGGGACAACAGCCATAACTACCTGGAATGCCCTTTTCACGTCCCTGGAAACACAGCTGGATATCGCTATTCTATCGACGAATCCCGGCTGGCCGACCACTAGGGTGCATGCCGACTATCTCGACCCGGATCACCTCACTCTAAACAGAAAATACGACAATGCGGCGGTCATTCTGGATGCGGTTGTACACTCCGTCAATCAACGCATTTGTCGCGATCCCAGTGGTTTGATTTATACCCGTGATTGGTTGAATAGTGTATTGATCGACGGAAGCAATATGACGACGTCCGCCGGCGCTGACGATGATGAGGACTGGGCGCTAGTGGCAGGGCAAGGGTATCTGTCGGATCCAATTCCAGAAACCCTTCAAGTACTTTTCCCCAAGGCGACGTGTGGAGCACCTCGCTTCGAGCATACTTATTATCTCGCGAGTCGCACAGCGGAGGATTATGCAACTAATAGCTTTTCAACTGTGCAGTCAGTTTCTGGAAGTATCAAAACAATTCACTCTGCGCAATGGGCGAATTATAACGAGGCGGAAACGACATTTAAGAATCAGACTGCTCTTGATGCGCTAGCTGATAAAATCGCAACTGATTATTATTCTCAGTTCCGTCGTCCTTCCCATGACGTTACATGGGTTGGCATTAAAGATTGGTCATTCACCGGATACGACGATCACGCCCTGTATAGCTTTGGCTGCGAGCACGAGACGCCAGAAATCGGAGTCCTTAAAGACGACGACGACGGGGTCCTGGTCACGAAGTCGTACGGCAGACGGTACACAACTAGGATCGTCTCACCTCCAGGAAACTTTGGTGTCGAGCAACAGCTAACGAACAACGTCACCGCGGTACCTCCGCAAGGTCTCCTCCCGGTGAAGCTCACGTCTGCCCTCGTAGCAAGCGGCAGCGCGACAGCGAATCAACTCACCTGGACAGGCGGAGCCTGGGTTGAGGACACCGACTGCGGCCTGACCGTCTACGAGCCATTTGGGTTGGATAGCTTTGATTCTGGCACAAAGATATTCGTTCGCCGAGGCGAGGACAGCGGGCGATGGGAAACGCTTAGCGGGTCCTCTGGAGCCGGCGGTGGTGGAACCGGAAATTCAACCATTGTCCGTGTCTGCGCAAAAGAGTTCTTCGAGCCGAGCCAGGCCAGCACAGCATTCGATAAGTGGGAATGGGTGTCGAATGCTTGGCAGGATGCCGGGGTCGATATCAACGTCGAGGACGCAAACGACAACTGCTGTCTATTGACCGGAGAATACGGCTGGGCAATGGAGCTTGATGCCGACGAGTGGGTAATGATCGGCGAGCAGGGTCTCCACCGGAAGGTTAAGGCGGACGCTGATATTATCCAAAGCGGGACGGGGACGTGTTCGATTTGGTCGCATGCTGGAACGTGCGCCGGCGTCGACAGTACGGAGTACATCACGGTCTGCAACGGCGGCAGCTCGGTCGATTTCCCCCGCGCCATCTTGGCCGGCGAAGTGTTTTTCGTGTCCTACTACGATGGTATGTGGCACGTAGACGATCTCCCACGAGGACCTCTTCTTGGTAAGCCACAATTGGATGTGCCGGATGGATCATCAGAGATATTTGACATCTACAAGCGCGTCGGCGGAGCGTGGGTTGACACTACGGCGGACGTCCCGTCAGTCCGCAACATCACTGGCATCACGCTTAAGACCGACGTGTACTACATGATCGTCTGGACTGCGCTCAGCGATGAACCGTTAGCCCTTATCATTCAATATGCGGTCTGTTAAATGGCCGATCTTGGACTCGGTGGATCATCACTATCGGTGGGCGGCGTGGAGCTGTCTATCGGTTTCGTGCTCTCCATAGAAGGCCGCGCCGTTGCGAAAAACACTGACGCACTGGAAATCGCGGCCGATGCTCTGGCTATTGGGGTGGTGGAACTTGGAATGCCGGGGTCCAGTGGTCGCGGACTCTCGCTGGCAGACGGCAAGGGCTCCAACTGTTGCTTCTGCGCGTGCGATCCCTGCGAGGGGACATATCTGTTTGACAGATTTGAGTCGACGCTTAATCCAGCTTGGGTTGTGGCGAATACTGATTACACAGCCATGACATTCAACGGTGAGCTGGAATTGACGTTAGTCGAGCACACCGGCGCGCACGGAGACGCGACTCGCATTCAACGCGTGTATACACCCACACCAACGACCATCTTGATTCAGTGTGACATCATCTATGCGGATAACTCTGAAGTTTCTGGGATTGGTTGGGACCTGCCAACTCCACCAGGTGAAGAACGATATCTCTGGGAGCTGAACGTTGACTGGAATGAAAATCAATACGAGATATACCACAACGGAACATTGGTAAATATCTTTGCGGTTGCGCCGCTGCCAGTTACCACGGGCGATCATTCACTATCAATGCACATTAAAGCCATCGGAGGAGGTCAGGTTGAGTCGCGGTTTTGCGTTGACGGAAATCAAATCGGCGATGATCCGTACACGGATACATATTCATTCGGCGCGGAAACGACATGCGGTGTATGGGGTGATCCAACGTCATTGGCACCAGCACAAGTCACTGCGCTGTATGACAATTTTTGCCTGGACGTGGTTCCGGTTGTTATCACAAGCGAGACAGCGACAGTCTTTGCGACGGCCGCCGATGTCGCCGTCCTGGGATATGACTCAACGACAACGGCAGTAGTCACGGCTACGGCGTCTGACGTGGTTGTCTTGGCGGGCTTCTCGACAGCAACAGCAACCGCGACTGCAACAGCCGCCGACGCAACTGTCCTGGTGACGGTCACCACAACGACAGCCACGGCGACTTCTACGTCG